CAAGAGACGCCAATCTCATTCGCAAGATCGCGGGCTGGCCTAGGGTGAAAGATCAACCGCACTCACCCATTGTGCGTTTACGCATCCACTCCACCGACGGAACAGTGTCGGGATTTTGAGCGGAGCGAAGGAGGACGCTATGGAGCTTGGAAATAGACTCCATATTGTACGCCCACCAGACGTTGGGAACTCGGGCAATTTCGACTCTCTCGCTGGCATCGTACACTGACTCTGTATAATTAATTTTCCAGGCATCTGGGAATATTTCATCAAACAGGGGCGTGTGCACGTCGTGGAGGTCCGATACATTGTCCAAGTGCTGTTCAAGCTCCAATTGCGTACTGACAGGAATGTTGAACCACTCCTGAACACGCTCCCTCGCCTCATAGGTTATTGAGGGAGCGGTGACCAGATCGGTCTCAGTTAGTTCATCCATAGCCTTCTGAATTTTCTCACGCTGATGAGCATCGAATCCCCCGATCAGGACTCGCTTCATCTTGTCCTTGCCTCGATTTCCGACGCAACGCAATATGCACAAAGCAAAATTGTGTAGGATCGGACAGTTGCGACCCTCGTAGAGCAAACTGAGGGCCTTGCATCTGTACAAGGCGCAGATCGTGGAAGGCTTAGCATGGACGTACTTGTCCCAGACATACTGGAACTTGGACAGCACGCTCGCGATATCCTTGATATTGGTCCCATCTTCGCAAGCTCTGATACCACAGAAAGCCACGTGCGTAGGGTTGGTCCCTTTATCTTCCTTCACCACAAATCCAAGGTTCGCAAAATCCTGTGGCGTCGGCATCTTGCCCCCGCACGTCAGAATCCCGTCGTCGCCTTCGACCTGAGCAACCCAGTACTTGATGTAATTCTCATCGCGAGCGTTCCAAGCGGCTTGGCTCTCTTCGAGCTCAAGCTGCTTCAGTACATACATCATGAAGCACAGGTTGGCGAAGCCGTTCGCGGAGGATGTGTCCATCTCTCCAGACATACGAACGGCCTCAACAATGAAGAGGTAGTGTTTACTATTGATACGATTCAGGCCACTCAGAGTTTCGCGCAAGATCTTTGCGTCCCTCTTGCCGTTTGGCAGATTTTTAAGCATGTGCTCATAAAGCGCCACATTCGTATTACTCATGTAGAACTTAGTGAACATAGCCTCAAAACTAGTGTAATCCGTACCAACGTACTGCTGAGCACAATAGGCCATGCGCTCACGAATATAGGCAGCTCGCTGATTCACAGGAACATCCTTGACAAACTGTGGGAACAAGTCATAGATGACGCGGGCAACTCGCCCCTCCAGGGGACCAAAGAAACCCTTGAACGCATCCATGCGCGCATTAATGCCACGGGGAAACTTAGGCTCAGCGTACCACTCAGCCTTTGTAAACCCACTCACCCCCAACGCGTCGGCCATCTGACGGATCGCGCCGTGGCTACCCCAACGGCGTTTCTCATCACGGAGGACCTGCTGCCAGCGCACCCACTGCCTGGCC